GTTTCCCAGTCACGATCACAAAATACAAATAAAACAAACAGGAAATAAAAATTGTATGTACGTTGCGCGTAACCGAAAAAACGCGCTGAAGGTGTGTCACTGAATTCTGCTCAAAGCAAGCTCCTTCCCAGAGCTTTCGACGAACCTAGGAAAGTCAGGCGGCCTCTCCAAGGGTGTATGAGCCCCTTGACGCTGTCCTGACCGCTGAATTTGATTTGGTAGACTTTGATTGTGTATGGATGGGTCCCTCGGAGACACTCATTTTACGCTCATGTTAAGTATCATTGATTTTTCATTGCACTGAACCTACTCGATTTGCAGACGATGTGATGACAGGTCGTTAACCCGACTAGTGGCGAAGAGGCGTCCACGAAGAAATACGCCTCGTATAGGTACCCGCCTGAATAACAGGGCCACAAGAACCAGACACAACAATAAGAACGCACGAGACCACAATGTTAATTCACCCTTTACCGGTGCCCCCTGACAAACAACTCTCGCGCCTTGACATGTCTATGAACGCTAAGCTGAATGAAGCTAGCCTCCCCTCTGCATGCGAGGTCTCGAACCTCAAGATTGTAGACGAACAACAGTCTGTTGTCGTACGCTCCTCAGAGCGTGCGTCAGCGACTCCCAGTACGCCTGAGTCGATTCAGGTATCCCGGTGCCCTCAAAGCACCAACCCGTTGGTAGCGACGCATTCGATGAATGTCGAGATTGGAAATCTCGTCATTTGTTCGCAACCACAACCTCTTGCCAGCATTGAAGTGCCTGTTCCCCAGGTAACATCGATGTTGGTAGGCCTTTCACACGAAGCCATTCTCGATATGTTTCGCACTTTCGAAATGGAGGATCTGCAGGGTGCAGATGCTGACCACCGTGCCCAAGAGTGGCGTAAACTCACTGGTTTCATTATCCGTGGGTTGAACACTATGCCAGGGCTCGAATTGGGATGCACACGCACCTTTTCGGAGATCTTCGAGGGAATTCTCATCCTCGTTCACTGGAACAGGGCTTGCCGCACCATTTCGGACTATTGGGTCCTGGCGCGTACGGCCTACATGTGTTTCACTGGGCGATCCATGTGCGATAAGATCATTGGTTGGCTTTTTCCAACACCAGAGCTGCAGAGCTTTGAGGAGGTAGTCACCACGATGCGAGATGCGATGGATATGGGCAAAACTCTTGTTGAGTGTGAACTCACGAAGCGATTGCGCAAGATGTACACGTTCCTGTTGGTTCAGGGTGTTCTCAAGCGCATGGGCATGGAGACAACCGAGTCCGAATTCGTTTTCCTGAGCAAAAAGACCACATCGATCAAGTATGGATCCACATTCAACATGTGGTACCACGTTGTTGACACCACGATCTTCGTGTGTGAACGCATTGTTACGTACCGCAAAACTGGTTCCATTGAAGCTTTCATCCGAGACGGATCGGAGTGTGATGATTGGCTTGTGGTGGCAGACAAACTGCTTGCCCTTGCCCCGTTCACAGCTAACTTGGAAGCTCACGGCACGACGTATTTCCGTTTTTTGTCCGACTTGAACGATTCGATCGACCGCGGGCAGGCGATAGTGAAGGCCTTCCGCGCGATGGGAGCCGAGCGCTCCAACCCCGTCATGCGCAAATTGGGTGCTCTGATGTTGATGAAGAACTCAGAGGTGACCAAGCGCGCATCGCTCCAAAGCAGACATGCACCGTTGGGTGTTTTGATTTTCGGCCACTCGGGTGTGGCGAAGTCATCATTCACCAAAGTTTTGTATCACGCGTACGGGTCCTTGTTTGGGCTCGAGCGTGACGATCACTACTTGTACACGCGTAGCCCTGCCAACGAGTATTGGAGCAACTACGATTCAAGCATGTGGGCCATTCAGATGGATGACATTGCTTTCTTGAAGCCCTCGGCCACTAGTGATGTGGATCCGACGCTGAAGGAATTGCTGAACGTCGTCAACAATGTGCCTTACACGCCACCGCAAGCTGCACTGGAAGACAAGGGTAAGACACCCATCCTGGCCAAGTTGGTGCTCGCTACTACAAATTGCGAGAACCTCAATGCCCACGAGTATTTCCACTGCCCACTTGCCGTGCGACGCCGTTTGCCGTATGTCATTGAGGTTGAGCCCAAGGCTGTATACAAACAAGCCAATGGCGTCTTTATTGAGCCAGAAAGTTTGCCGTCTGCAGAACCTGGGTTCCCTAACTTTTGGGACATCACAGTCAAGCGCATCGTGCCGTCAATTCAAAATGACGGTAGCGAACAGGCCACGCTAGAGATCGTGGAGAAGTTCACGGAGATCACGGAGTTCATCAAGCACTTTGGTGCGTTTGCCAAGCAACACCGCGCTAACCAGTCAAAAGGTGAAGCCGCGGAAGAGTTTGTCAAGCAAGTTGAGCTCTGCCCCGTATGCTGCTGCTACAAGGAAGACTGCCAGTGCGCGCTCCAAGTGGGTGAGTGGCTCTGGTTTGAGACGCTGAGCTATTACTTCATGTACCTCTACATCGAGGTCTTGACGTTTTGGTTCGGTTTCCGGTGGTTCCACAAGCTGGCGGCATACCTTGCGCGAATCAACTGCGTAGGGCGATTTCTCGGCAAGTACGTTTTCGTGCATCTGCCCGTGGAAGAGTTTGTTCGCGTTTATCTTACGGCCAAACGTGTTGTGCATGACAACCGCACGACCCTGGCCCTTTCGTTTCTCACCTTACTGTCAACGGCGTTGAGCATTTATGCTTACGCAGCCAACGTACGAGCCAATCGTGCGGAGGCAACAGTGAAGAGACAAGCGGAAGGAGAAGAGACAGACGACGAGTATGAGGACTTTATGTTTGCCCAAGGCAACATCATGGGTACCACCGAAGAGGACTTCGCGACAGCCACAACAAGCAATGTGTGGTACCGAGATCACGTAGAGTTGCAGACTTTCGACTTGCCACTGTCATCTGGTAGTCTCGTCGGAAAGCAACCAGAAGAACTGCGCGATATGTTTGCCCGCAACATGGTCTCGATAGCCATCAAAGCTCTCGATGGACCGTACCGCGGCAACACGCGTGGTTTCTTTTACCGTGGATCCTCGCTCGTCATGAACAGACACACACTGAAAGGTGGAGAGTTCGAGCTGACAATCCTGCGTGGAGTGCGTGAAGCCGGTGTGAAGCCCGTCTTGACTCTGCGTGTGAAGTTGTCCGACTTTGCCACTGATCCTGCTCACGACATGGCCGTGTTGTATGTAGCCTCCATGGCTCCAGCGCGTGACCTGTCCAAGTTTTGGTGCGAGGATGTGATTCCTGTCTCCAAGATGGTTGGGATAGGACGTGCCAAGAGTGGCGAGTGTAGTCACCGTGTTTTGCATGGCGTTTCCTTTTTCCATATGCCTCTGAAGGACCTGGAGGGTGAATACCCTATTTTGGTCGGGGCGGCTGGCGAAGAGACGCAGGCCGGAGATTGCGGCATGTTGTACATGGCCGATACGCCACGTGGAGCCACTTTTGTTGGGTTTCATGTGGCCGGCTATGGTACGAAAGCCGGCGTCATGCGAGTGTTTCGGAAGGACCTGGACACCTTGTGCGAGCGGGTGCAACCATCTGCCACTGTTGTTAGTGGAGAAGGTGAGCCACTACTCTCCTTACAGGACAAGCCCGTTCTTTTGGATCCGCACACGAAGAGTGTATTCCGGTACATCGAAAATGGCACTGCCGAACAGTTCGGTAGATTGCCGGGGTTTTTGCCAAGGCCCCGCTCCAAAGTCCGTTCCACGCCATTGCGCGAGGTTATGGAGGAGCATTTTGGTGCGCCGTGCGGATTTACGGCACCTGTAATGGACGGTTGGGAACCTTTGCGCAACAACGTGAAGGAGATGGTTGTGCCGGAGGTGAAGTACGATGCTGCGATTTTGGATCGGTGCAAGCGTGCTTTCCTGGCCGAGATACTGGCAGAACTCCCTGAGAAGTGGGAGGGTCAGTTGCTCGAATTGTCGGATCTCGCCGCTGTGAACGGTTTGCCCGGTGTTAAATTCATCGACAAGCTCAACACAAACAGCTCCATGGGTTTTCCTTGGAACAAATCGAAGAAGCAATTCCTAGATGAGATCCACACGGACAGATACCCTGATGGCGTCGACTTCCCCCCGGAGATCTGGGAGCGTGTTAGGCACGTTGAAGCGGAGTATGACGCCGGGCGGAGAGCCTACCCCATCTTCATGGGACACCTCAAGGATGAGCCCGTTACGTATGCAAAGCGTGCGGCAAAGAAGACTCGTTTGTTTGCGGGAGGTCCCGTGCATTGGTCGATTGTGGTTAGGAAGACATTGCTGTCGTTCGTCAAGCTTGTGCAGGAAAACAAGTTGACGTTTGAGGCAGGACCTGGTACGGTGTGTCAGTCCATTGAGTGGCAGGAGTTGAAAGACTTCCTGACACAATTTGGGCTGGAACGCATCATTGCTGGGGACTACTCGAAATTCGACAAGCACATGATCGCCGATTTCATCATGGCGGCCTACTGGATCATCGCGGAAATTCACAAAGCCGCAGGACACAGTGATGCCATGTACCGGAAAATTATGGGCATCGGGACAGATGTAGCATACCCCGTGATGAATATCAGGGGAGAGCTAGTCATGTTTTACGGGACGAATCCCTCCGGCCACCCATTGACTGTGATCATCAACTCGCTCGTCAACAGCTTGTACATCAGGTACGCTTTCGCTGTGCTCGGCTACAACGTGGAACGCTTCAAGCGGTTCGTCGCCTTGATGACTTACGGCGACGACAATGCGATGGGCGTCTCCATCGAGGTGCCCCTGTTCACTCACACTGCCATTCAAAAGGTGTTGGGAGAGATCGGGGTCATCTACACGATGGCGGACAAGGAGTCTAAATCCACGGCCTACGTGCATATCAACGACGTGTCTTTTCTGAAACGAAAGTGGAAGTTTGACGCGGACATTGGTGCGTACGTGTGCCCATTGGAAGAGGACTCCATCAAAAAGTCTCTTATGTGTTGGCTCCCATCCAACACCATCTCACCAGAAGCTCAGATGGTCGCTGTCATGCAGTCGGCCGTCAATGAGTACTTTTGGTACGGTAAAGAGGTTTTCGAGGGTCAGCGTGCTTTCCTCATGGAGTGCGCTGCAAAGGAGCCGTACGTGCACTACGTACAGGACTCTACATTCCCCACCTGGCAGGAACTGAAGGAACGGTTCTGGGGAGCATCATGCTAGGGCGCGTGGCCGGGCTTGGCTGCCCTGTCGCGTCTAATCCAATAGTCACAGAAAAATCAACAAAAAGAGAGACGTGATGCTGGAGGGGTTGCTGGTCAACAAAATACCCCACCCAAGATAGAGGAGGAAGAGACGCCTTTATTTTGGAGTAATAAATTCTCACTGCAGTCGGAGGACACCACCGGCACAGAGGTAGATGAACCAAGTGCGGTAGCCGCAGGCATTGAAGAGAGCGAAACTGTTCGCTTTGTGGATAATGCTGTGGGCGCCGTCCTGCATTTACCAACGACAGACAATCCCGTTGCACGCGTGGATGATACTGATGACTTGACTCTCGGTAAATTCTTCGCGCGTCCGACGTTGATCAACACCCAGACCTGGGCCACGAGTGATGTGGCTGGGGCGTTGGGGGTGTTTGACCCTTGGACTGCTTTTCTGTCATCCCCCGCGATTCGCAAGAAGTTGGATAACTTTGCTTTTCTGCGGGGAAATCTGCACGTCAAGTTTTTGGTCAACGGCACTCCATTTCAGTACGGATCACTCCGATATTGTTACGAACCGTATGGTCGTGGTGGGAAGTACCGCGGCAACGCTGTTACGAACCTCACTTCTTTGATCACATTTTCCCAGTTTCCGGGGATATTTATATCACCGCAGGCAAACGCTGGTGGAGAAATGACTCTCCCCTTCTTTTACCCGAAAAACTGGCTTGACATCACAAACGCCGCGGAGGTGGCGCTCATGGGCAAAATGACTCAGGTAGTGTATGCACCTCTCCGTTTGGCCGTTGCAGGCGGCACCACGTCTGTCACGCTGCGCACATACGCGTGGATGACGGACGTCCAATTGATGGGATCCACATTCAAACTTTCCCTCCAAGGCGACGAATATGGCGTTGGGCCCGTGTCCTTGCCGGCGACTGCTATTGCTGCAGCAGCCAACGCATTGACGCGGGTCCCGTTCATAGGGAAATTCGCACGAGCCACAGAGATAGGAGCTAGTGCCGTGAGTAAGATAGCTTCGTTGTTCGGTTACACCAATGTACCCGTCATCGCAGATGTCCACGCTTACGTGCCAATGAATGCTCCACATCTAGCCTCGACTCAGATCGGGCAACCAGTTCAGAAATTGACGGTTGATCCCAAACAAGAGCTAAGCATTGATAGTTCTTTCCTTTCATTAGGTAACGCGGATGAGTTGGCGTTGTCTTATTTGAAGAAGAAGGAGAGTTACTTCGGTGCTACAAGCTGGTCTACGGCCGATGCTGCCGGAACGCAGTTGTTTAATGTTCGAGTCAATCCTAATTTGGATACACACATCGACTTGACCAACCCATCTGCGGTCCAGGTAGGCACGCGCGTTTACCACGTCCCCTTGTCATACTTCGGAAAGCTTTTCCAGTATTGGCGCGGGGACATTCGTATTCGCATGAGGGTGGTGTGCACAAAGTTCCACAAGGGCCGGTTGAAGGTTTCCTACGACCCAGTAGGCGACATTTCGACGACCGACCCCTCGGAGAACCTTGTGTATACCCAGATTTTGGATGTTGGTGAGACTGATGATGTTACCTTCACGATTCCATACCACCAACCAGAGGGCTGGAAGTCCATCGACAAGACACTCAGCGACAATTGGTCACCGGGCACTGCCCTTGCACCACGTCAAGAGTATGACAACGGACTTCTTTCGGTACGCGTTCTCAATACGCTAACCGCCCCGGCAGCCTCGAGTGTCACCATCCTGTTTTTCGTATCAGGTGGAGATAATTTCGAGTATGCCGCTCCCGCCAGCACGTTGGCTGCGGAGCCCACTGGATCTGCGAGCGCGGGCTATCCAACTATGTTTGACCTGCAAGGGGAGGACTTGACGGATGTGACCACGACGCACATGACAATTGGAACTGAGGCTGCTATTTTGCCAGAACGGTACGCAGTGAATATGGGTGAGTGCGTTTCTTCATTACGAACGCTCTTGCACCGACAATCACTTGTGGCCGTGAAACCGATCAGCAACGGGGCTCCAAACCCCTCTATCGGACGCGCATTTTTGAAGCGACTGCCCGGCTCACCTGGGTATGACCCTACGGGCTTCGCCGTCGCACCAAACGTAGTTGCAGCATCTGGAACCTCGCCATTCGTATTTTCGTACATGAGCCCATTGACTTGGGTTACTACGTGCTTTTGCGGATACCGAGGCTCGGTGAACTATACTCTCACGCCGAACGCGCCAACCGCGAACAGTATTGACAGGTTTAATGTTTACCGGACCAAGTATGCTCCTACGGTGGCAGAATTGATGGGAATCATCACAGTGGCAACAACTGGAACGACCTTAGCGACCAAGATGGCTTCGCTGAATGGCTGGGCCACCGGAGTGCGCCTCGTAGGAAACGAGGGCATCGGTGGCGCGGCTATCACAACGACGCGCACGAATGGATCTGTTATGTTCAATTTCCCGAATTACAACAAGAACAACTTCGGAGTACCAAATCCGACCCTCCTCCAAAGGGGAGCGGTCAGTGATGATACTTTCGATGAAACTGTTGGAATTGAGCTTGGCATTGAGTCGTCTATTGTACCTGAACGTATGACTATCGCAGTCTACGCAGGGTCTGGACCAGACTTCAACCCGGTTTATTTCCTTTGTTGTCCCACCATCGACTACTTGTCAGTCGGCGTGTCAAGCGCTTAAGACAGTAGTGGCGTCTAAGATGGATTAACTCCACGCCTAAAAAGACAGGCCCGCAACTTCCACCTCCGATCGTGACTGGGAAAC